TTGATCACGTAGCGATGCTTTCGTATCACTACATGTACTATTTAACGTTATATTTTACTTCTCTCCTTCTTTTAGGAAGAACTTCTTTTGTAAACGCTCTGTTTTCTTTAATAGCAAACACGTTTTTCTTGTCCTGGTATTATGAGCTGTCGCCAATAACCTTCGTTCAAAACGCAGTAACCGCTTTCCCTAATACTATTACCCTCCTATTAAGTCCCTTGGATACTCTCCGAGCAATATTTGGGTATGTGTATGAATCCGGTGAACGTTTTGTCGTTGGCACGATGTGGTCCGTTGCGCTTGTGCCTGAGTATTTCATTGAAACTTTCAATACGGTGTGGTATGGTATTACTTATCGTGTTGATTATGTTTGGGATGTTATAAAACATGGTCCTGTTGGTATCATTGAATGGTTCCGAGTCTCGTACTTGGCCTGTGATCCCCCTCAGACCTTTTTGTTTTACTCCACTTACTCTTCGTCACCATATTGTGCAGCTTATAATCATCTCTATAGTGTAACACCCGTGTGGTCACGGATGGATCGTATTGTCATGCTAGCTTTATTGCTGGTAATGCTCCTAGGAGTATCAATCTTGGCTCGGAATCTACTTTTGCGAACGGCAGCCGAGACTTTGAGGAGGTGGATGACAATTTTCGGTCTTAAAGTGTACCGCAGATCTTATAGATTTTATAAGTCTTTGTTTCACGAAATTCCTTTGGTTGTGATGGCCCCCGTTAAGCATCACACCCATGGAACATCTGCTGCTAGGCGTACAACTGCCAATGCCACGATGATCACAATCGCGCGCACTCTTGGTCTTGAACCCTATTTGTATCAAATGTCTGCCAGTGATCAGAAACGCGAGCTTGATGGCTGCCGTCTCCATTACTGGTCTAAAGACCTTACAGCACAGAGTAGAAATGATCCTATTACAAGCAAACATGCTATTATAATGACTGATGTCGACTATTATGTGGATATGCCCATATGGTTGGCTGAACATCCTCAACTGCATCTTCTCTATACTTTCCAACCCAGTACTTCCGGACGTACCACAGCAGACTATAGTTATAGTTTTTCTGCTGACGTCGCTACATATACTGTTTCAGGTGGTGGTGTGTACGAACACAAAATCTGGAATTATCAGAAAGACTCTCTAATGGTCTCTTCTGGTTGGAAAACCGTGGTGTACATCGTGGATCGCCGATCCATAGATGAGGACCATGACCTGGTTTTACTTCTCCCTATGCGTGTGTGGTCAATGCCTTACAATTGGCTTCCCAAAGCTTTTCTAAATGATGACTCTTTAGAAAGACTCCACATAAGCTCTAATGGTTTCAATCGAATCACAAAGTTCGTCGATAACAAAATGACTGTTTCTACCTCAGTAAACGGTCAAGCATCCAGTGTTGTTATCCCACTTGATATCGATCATGAAATCACTAATCAGGCGTTGTTATCCAAGTTACCGGTATCTTACCCGACTGTATGTCAGGTACTTAAGAGAAATTCAGTTGAAGATTATGAATCTGGCGCTAAAATATTGGCCATGTTTGCGAGGACGAAACCTTCAAATTTCGACCTTCCTTTCAAACATGAGACAGCCCCCGTTCATACATATCAGTTTATGAAACATTGTTATGATCCTGACGCTAAAGACTCAATGATTCCTT